TTAGACATCGGTTTTCCCCCTCAATGGATTCAGCGAAATAGCATCATTCAAAAATTCAGGGGCGAAATGTGCGTAGACCATCGTCTGCTCAATTCGCGCGTGGCCGAGTATCCGCTGAAGCGTGAGAATGTTGCCTCCATTAATCATAAAGTGAGTGGCGAAGCTGTGGCGCATTGCGTGTGTTGCCTGTCCTTTCGGTAATTCAGGTTTAACAAGCCGCAACGTTTTCCTGAACTCAATGTAATCAACATCAGGGAACAGGAAACCAGTCTTGTCTCTGACCAGTTCTTTTGCCACCTCCGCTGAGATGGGAACCATACGAGGCTTGCCTGTCTTCGTTTTAACGAAAGAAATGCGGTTTTCGATAACATGTTCCGCTTTTAGCCTCACCGCCTCGCCCCATCTGGCACCGGTGCTCAGGCAAAAGACTGCGGCTTTTCTGTTGTCGCCTTTGAGACGAGACAACAACATCCTGATTTCTTCCACCGTAAGAAAGCCAGTCTCGGGCTTTTCCTCTTTCAGGGGCTTTTGGCCTCTGAATGGGTGCGTATCGCTGAACAACTGCGCGTCCGTCAATACCGTAAACATACCGCTGACAGTTGCCAGTTCTCGGTTAATGGTTGACGGCTTTATTCCTTTGCCACGCCTTTCAGCGCAATACTGAGCAATATTGGCCGTGGTTATCTCAAAGGGACACAGGTCACCCGTCATTCTTATAAATCTCTCAATCTTCTTGAGATAGGATTGTCCGTGTTCCTCGTGCTTTCCTTTCAGACTCCACCAGATATCTTTTAGCTCGGACATCGGGCGTCTATCTGTCGGCTTTGGCAGCCACTCCTTTTCGTGAAAATTGAAGTTTGCGTGTTTTTCGAAAGCGATGGCCTCGCTTTTCTTTTCGAAGGTCCGGCGAATGCGCTTTCCGTTGCGCCCAGCCGGTCTTACGTCCACAAAGTAACGACCATCATCGAGGCGTTTGATACTCATAAGCCCCTCCGATGCGTCTTTCTTGTTTCTAACTCTTTATGATTATTTGCGTTGTACTTTGCGACTAATAACAGACATTTAGAATATATGTAATGCCTGTGTAGGGTTAGCCAGTCTTTTGGTCTGAGTGCTGCGAGTTTGTTACATCTTGCCCATAGTGTGCGAGGGCCGGTGCGATTTGACCGGCTTCAGGGGCCACCTGGTCGGTCATAAACCATAGGGTGTATTTGGTGAATCTTGGGTGTTGGAGAATTTTCATGATTGACTCTACTCCCGCATTTTTTGACCTGCTTTCATAACTTCCAAGTGAACTGTAGGGGACACCTGTCAAATCACTGAACTCTCGACGATTAAGTCTCTCAGACTCTCTGATGAGTTTTATCTTCTCTGAAACGTCTATTGACATAATTACTCCGATTGCGTTAATTTCACTGCAAGGTAGTCTTTAAGATGAAATCAGGGTTGCTCTTTTAAGGCAATTATTAGCAATTAAGAGCAATTGATGACACCAACGGAGAATCGTATCAGATGAGCAATCAGCTTGTAAGTGGAACGGACGTAGTACCTTATCAGGAGTTTGCAAAGCTCATTGGCAAGACGCCAGCAGCAGTGAAAGGGATGATTGAAAAGGGCAAGCTGCCTGTTATTGAAATGACGGATCCAGTTTCTACAACGGGCCGTGCTGGTGAATATTGGGTCTATCTGCCAGCTTGGAATAAAGGGATGAAATTAGCGTATGAAAGTCGTCCTAAGGAAATTAGGGACGGCTGGTTGATGTGGTTGGGGCTTGGGAACTAATCGCAACAGGAGTAAGGATATGTCAGAGCCACGTTGTATTGCACAGTTACTGCATTATCACCAGGTCGAACAACCGCTCGATTTCACTATCACACACGGTAAAGGGCGGCAGGGTGTCATCATTCGCCAGCGCTGCTTTTCTGTCGCTGCTTTGCTGTACCGCCTGAAAAAATGGAGGGGCAAATGACTGCCATGACGCAGGGAACCGTAAATAACCAGCCTGCCGGGCTGCGCAGTCTTGTCGGTAAATACCTCGCCGGGCCGCGCTGGAATGATACCTGTGATTTCTATAACCAGATGCCGGAGCGCTACCGCCTGACGGTGTGTTTTCACGCCCAGTTAAAGCAGCGCCACGCGGTAATGCGCCTGGAGGAAATGAACGACTCAGACCGCGAGCGGCTGGTGTGCGCGATGGATGAGCTTAAATGTGCATTCAGCAAGTTCCGCAAGGCTGGGGTCAGTAGCGCTAAATATATTGGCCTTCTTACTGTTAGTGAGCGCCGCACTTTATTTATGCATGCCAGATTAACGGAGAATGAATTTAATCAGCCGTACTGGCGAATAAATGAAGATAACTGTATATGGCGTGAAGCTATTTTCCGCGCTCTGCGTGAATTGTTGGGTTTGTTTGAACACGCACCAACGATATTAACATCGGTAAGACCTGAGCAGTACCAACACTAATTAAATAGCACATCAATTAAACGCACTTAATTTGTGTGGAGCTTCTTATTATCTGGAGATTGTCATGACTGTAAATACAGGAAGGCAGTGCGGCAACGTTTCTTTGATGCTGCAGCAGGCCCGAACCGAAGAGCAAGCCGACGCGGCGACGCGTTTCTCTTCTCATCTTGATTCCCTTATCCGCCACATCAGCAACAGCGAGATGTCGCGGGTGGAGATTGTCGAGCTACTGAGTCAGGAGTCAGTCAGGTTTCACAATATCGGTTTGTCACGTGGGGAGTCTGCCTAATGGGTCTCATGCATTCTGTATTGCTTAATTACTGGCTGAAAATTGCCATAAATAAAAATGGTGAACTAACGCTATCTGATATTAAGCGCGATAAAGAGACAGGTTTGCCGGTGGAGTCAGTAATTGCCATTTATTCAAATGAACTAAATCTGTTTCCGGACGTAATTGGTTTATTAGTTAAGCGTGCTGTTTTTTATAAGCAGGTCACCACGCTGGATGAGATTAAAAAACTGCACGATGAGCTGGCGGCTTATTGCGTCAGTCAATTTAAAAAACTTCACCAATAAGGGGCTTATTTATGCCGGATTATATGGACCACGCACAGGCGCTGCAGGCTGAATCACTGGACCACCAGATAAACGCCGCCCGGATGAAGTTAGCCGGTGCGGCGGCCCTGTTTTGTGAGGGCTGCGACGCCGCCATACCTGAAGAACGCCGCGCGGCTTATCCGTCCGTTACCCGCTGCGTGCATTGTCAGGAAGATGTTGAAGCCAAAGCGAAACATTACAGGGGGTGAGCATGGGCATTCGTATTGATATCAATGAGCGCTACGTCGTCACCAGTGACCGGTTTCAGTTCATTCTGCAGGAAAGAAAGACAGTTGAGACTGGCAAAAATGCCGGGGCTGAGTGGCTGGATACCGTCGGTTTTTATCCAAAATTAAGCCAGCTCGTTTCCGGGCTGATGCATCACGCTATTTTAACCGGTAATGCCGCGTCTTTTGATGAGTTGCGCGAGGAAGTCGAGCAGATTGGTCAACAGTGCATGGCAGCATTCATCGAAACGGAGGCGGCGAAATGATGGTCGATACGCGTTGCCTGTCTGAAAACACTATTAACATTATCTCCGTGTCTGGAGGAAAGGACAGTCTGGCTGACTGGCTACTTGCCATAGAAGCCGGTGTACCGCATGTATCCGCTTTTGCGGATACGGGTCATGAGCACCCCCAGACCCTGGAATACCTGGATTATCTTGAATCTAAGCTCGGTCCTGTACGTAGGGTGAAGGCAGATTTTTCACGACAAATTGAAGGTAAGCGTCAGTTCATTGAATCGAAGTGGCCGCATTCTCTCGTTGACGAATGTGGAATGTCACCTGAGGAAGCTTCAGAACGCATCGCCCATGCTTTAAGTATCCTGCATCCAACAGGGAATCCATTTCTGGATTTATGTATGTGGAAAGGGCGCTTCCCTTCCACTAAGGCCAGATTTTGCACTTTTGACCTGAAGCATGAACCCATCCGAACGCAGATTGTTCTACCTGCGCTTAGTGAGTATGACGAGGTAATCAGCTGGCAGGGAGTACGTGCGCAGGAGTCAGCGGCGCGGGCCGGTTTACCGGTATGGGAGGAAGATGCTGATAACACGCCTGGGCTACATGTTTACCGTCCGATTTTGCACTGGACGCATGACGATGTTTTTGCGCTGGCAAAACGTCATGGCATTAAGCCCAACCCGCTTTATCAGCAGGGGTGTTCCCGTGTTGGCTGCATGCCATGCATTCACGCGCGTAAGTCAGAGCTTGCAGAGATATTTCAGCGCTGGCCGGAGGAAATCGAACGTGTGGCTGAGTGGGAGCGGCTTGTTGCTGCCTGCTCTCGCCGTGGAAATTCAACTTTTTTCCCTTCAACACATGACCCACGCCGCGCTGAACGACGCATAGATGTCATAACTGTCGAAGGCTATGGAATAGAAACATACCGCGACTGGGCGATGACCACGCGCGGTGGGTCTCAATTCGATTTACTTGCCGCCGCTAATGACAAAACTGTCTGCAGTAGCGTTTATGCCGGTGTGTGTGAATGAGTTACCCGGAGAGAGGGCGTATAGCCCCGACACCGCCGCCACCATTCATGAAAGGCGCCGGCGAGACGTTCGTCGGTGCTTATCCGTGGAACGCTCCGGGTGAAGCCGTGGGGCGAGAAAGACCCCTTACACGTGACGAACTGCGTCAGGTGCAAGGGGTTTTATCCAGAATTGACCGCCTGCCGTATTTCCTTAGTTCGTTTTTTACCTCGCGCTATGAGTACATCCGGCGAAGCAAAGGCCCGCTGGAAGGTCTCTATTATCTGCGCTCGACCTTCATACGCAGGCTGTGGCCGCGCATTGAGCTTGTTAATGAACGCAACGGAATGAATACCGGGGCGTCGTTGTTGTTCCTGTGTGAAAGCGACAATTATGCGCGCCTGCCGGGTATGAACGACAAGGAGCTGAAAAAATTCGCTGCGCGTATCGCCTCGCATCTTTTCACCATGTATGAAGAGTTAAGTGACGCCTGGGCGGAGGCGCACGGCGGCAGGGATTCGCTTTTCACTGATGAAGCGCAGGCGCACCTGTACGGTCACGTTGCTGGTGCCGCCCGCGCATTCAACATTACGCCGCTTTTCTGGAAGAAGTACCGCAAACGTCAGATGACAATCCGCCAGGCGTTTTCCACTGTGGCTCGCATGATTAAAGACGAATGGTGGATTGACCAGCTTAAGGCGCAGCGTATGCGCTGGCATGAGGCGCTGTTGATTGCTGCAGGTGAGGTGAATAAAGACCGCTCGCCATACGCCAGCAAGCACGCGATTCGTGACGTGCATACCCGGCGCCAGGCCAATCTTGAATACCTGAAATCCTGCGAGCTGGAAAACAAAACCACCGGCGAACGTATCGACCTGATTAGTAAGGTGATGGGCAGCATTTCGAATCCTGAAATTCGTCGTATGGAGCTGATGAACACTATCGCAGGTATTGAGCGCTACGCCGCCAGCCGGGGGGATGTTGGCATGTTTATCACGCTGACTGCACCGTCGAAATATCACCCGACGCGACAGGTCGGAAAGGGTAAGGAAAAAACCGTTCAGCTTAATCACGGCTGGAATGGTGAGGCGTACACGCCTAAAGATACGCAGCGTTACCTGTGTGCTATCTGGAGCCTGATGCGTACAGCGTTTAAAGACAACGACCTGCAGGTATACGGAATGCGCGTTGTTGAGCCTCATCACGACGCCACGCCGCACTGGCACATGATGCTGTTCTGCAGGCGGGAGCAGCGCAAAGAAATCACTGAAATCATGCGCCGTTATGCTCTGAAAGTTGACGGTGACGAGCGCGGTGCCGCGCGCAACAGATTCCAGGCAAAACACCTCAACAGGGGTGGCGCTGCTGGTTATATCGCGAAATACATCGCCAAAAATATCGACGGTTATGCGCTGGACGGTCAGGTCGACCACGATACCGGAAAACCTCTGCGTGACACTGCCGCCGCTGTAACCGCCTGGGCGTCAACATGGCGCATTCCCCAGTTTAAAACGATTGGCCTGCCAACGATGGGCGCTTACCGCGAGCTGCGCAAGCTGCCGCGTGGCGTCAGCATTGCTGATGAGTTTGACGAGCGCGTAGAGGCGGCACGCGCGGCGGCTGACCGTGGTGACTTTGATTTGTATATCGCAGCTCAGGGTGGGGCGAACGTTCCGCGCGATTGCCAGACCGTTAGGGTCGCTCGGCACGTGGCCGATGAAGCAAACGAGTATGAAGAAGATATCGTGCGTGTCGTCGGGATTTATGCGCCGCACATCGGCGCGCGCCGCGTTCACGTCACCCGGTCGTCGGAATGGCGCATCGTTCCGAAGGTTTTAGCCGTTGAGCCTTTGACCTTAAAAAGCGGCTTCGCCGCGCCTCGGAGTCCTGTCAATAACTGTGGAAAGCTCACCGGCGGTGACGCTCCTGTTATGACCCCCACACCGTCTGAGCATGTCGCAGCGGTGATTAATTTAATTGATAGCGGGGTTGTCGGGTGGAGCGACCCGGAAGTCGTGACGGCGCTCAGGGGCGCATTAAAACACGGCGCGCCGCCGCCAAATCGTCAGCAAAGAAGCGGTAAGCCGTTAAAACCGCGAGAAGTGGCCCCGTCAGCCAGGCTGACCAGAGCAGAGCGGGCGCAAATCCCCCGCATTCGTTTTGACCTTGCGCAGCATGGCATCACCCCGAAGCGCTGGGAGCTTGAGGCGCTGGCGCGTGGCGCTACGGTGACATTTGACGGGCAAAAATTCACATATCCGGTTGCCGATGCGTGGCCGGGCTGGGGTGGTGATTGACGTGCGTTTGTCTTTCGAGGTAACTTGGTCAGGCAGTGGCAAAATCCACTGCCGGGATTGAGACCCCGAATAACAAGTGCGCACGACCGCGCCATGCGGTTTTTTTGTGTGTTAGCCAGACTCGGCCATATTATGGCGGGCTGGCAGGGGCAGCGAAAGCTGCGCCGGTTTCGCGCTTGTGTCCGGTAGTCTCAACCCTGTCAGCTCGCCACCCTTCAAGATTGAGACCTTGTGCGGTGGCGATGTAAAAATCATTGCTACACAAGTGAGGTTTATATGTTCACCCACCTTATTCAGGAAGACGCCTTCAATCAGCTCTCGCGCGCTCATGAGGCCGCCCGAACGCTTGCTTGTCTTCTGACTGTTGTCAGTGAATCTGATGACGGGCTTATCGCGTCCAGTCAGGTCGCTCATTTTATCGAATACATTGCGCGAGATTTAGGCGATGCCCTGAGCGGTTGTGAAGAAACGACCAGCGGAGCGCGTGTTTCACCGCTCAATCTTGTAAGAAGTTAAGCGAGAACGCCGCCGGTGCTGAAATCTGCTTTCAGTGCTGGCGGGGGTAAACAACGAGCCTAGCGAGGCGCTAGTTAACATACCGCGCCCAAATACTGCGACGGTTGGTCTGACATCATCTTTGCTGTTACTGCGGGCATTCTTTACTGAAATGACAATCACATATTCATTGGTGCATTGGTAAGCAACGGACATATTTCTATCTCTAGCGGGTCTTCAAGATGCTGAAGAAGATCACGAAATCGAATGTGATTACTTTAATAATATTTACATGTTTTTTGAATTGAAGTAGTTTTTGTGCGTATTTGCATGATGAAAAGGATAACGTGATGCCTCTTTGCTATGTACAGTTTAGAGAAGTAGAGCTTTCAGACGTTTTTTTTGATTCTTTGAAGGGGGACTATCCTGGATTCGAAGGATGGTTTTTATCGAAAGGGCAGGAAAAAGCATATGTCTCTTATGATGATATTGGGGAGATTGACGGCTTTTTATACCTTAAGGTTGAAGATGAAGATCTGAATGATATGACCCCCTCTTTTCAAAAGAAAAAGCGTATTAAATGCGGGACATTTAAAATTGATGCTCGCGGAACAAAAATGGGTGAGCGCTTCGTTAGGAAAATATTCGACTTCGCAATGTTACATAATATAAGTGAAATATATGTAACGATTTTTGATAAGCATCAGGGGTTAATAAATCTTCTTTCTCGCTATGGGTTTAGGTTGTGCGCACGAAAGAATGCAATGACAGTCAATGGTCAGGAAGGTGTTTATTTCAAGGATTTTACATGGAGATGATTTATGGATTACAGTAATTATCCAATGATTAAAATGAATGACAGGAATTTCTTGTTGTCAATTAAGCCGGAGTTTCATACAAGGCTTTTCCCTGAGTCAATTTTAAAGAATGAGGATGAATCCATTGTTGAGGATGTGGCTTACACCAATAGCATTCATAAGGTGTATATAGGGGCAATGAGGGGGATGGAGTATCTTCAGCCTGGAGATAATATTCTTATTTATCGTACGACTGACATACCTAATTTGGCAAAATATCGCTCAGTTGCCACATCTGTTTGCGTGTTGGAAGACTATAGGAACATTAGGGAGTTTGGCTCCTATCAAGAATTTAAAAATTATTGTGGGGAAATAAGCGTTTTTACAGACGAGGAACTTAAGTTATATTATAGCAAGAAATACCCCATGCATTTGATAAGGTTAAGTTACAATTTCCCCCTAAGAAAAAGAATAATCAGAGATGAATTGTTACGTATTGTAGGTTACAATCAAGACTATTGGGGGTTCTTCAGATTGAGTGATGCTCAATTTAGAGAGATACTGAGTGTGGGGCGTGTTAATGAAAATCTTATTATCGATTAAACCTGAGTATGCCGAGTCGATTTTAGATGGTCATAAAAAGTTCGAGTTTCGTAAAAGCATCTTTCGAAATTCAGATGTGAAAACAGTTGTTATCTATGCAACTATGCCTGTTGGTAAGGTTGTTGGTGAGTTTGAAGTCGATAGAGTGATATCGCTGGCTCCCGATGATTTGTGGGATATGACTAAAAAATACGCTGGCATCACGCGCGATTTTTTTGATGAATATTTTTCAGAGAGAAGCCGGGGATTTGCCATCGGTGTGAAAAACCCTCAGCGCTATGATGCACCTTTCTCGTTGAGTGAACTCCTTCCGGGGGCAGTTCCTCCTCAATCTTTTAGGTACTTATAACTAAGTTGAAAACATGGATAAGCTGCATTTTATGCTGCATGGATTTGCATGATTGCATCTGAATTGTTTTAGCAAAGGCCCGCCACTATTGGCGGGCCTTTGCTATTGGATTGCAACTGCATTAAAAGCGACCCGTAAAGCGGGCAGGCGTGGCGGGGAAAGCATTGCGCGCCAGCGGTGGTGCGTATTAATAAAAAATAACGTCTGAGCGCGTCGTGATAGCGTTATCGTAATGGCTGTCGATTCGTGGCTGATGTTGTGTGTCGGTGCGCGTGTGGAGCGTCTGAGGCGGTTTAATGGCGGGGTATGAAAAAGCCGCCATAATGGCGGCCTGAGTGGTAGTTATTCCGGGTTGTCGAGCGTGTACTCTTTGAACTTGATGACCTCCATGCCGAGCCAGTCGTTTATTTCTCTGAAACGGTCCTGCAGGGGTGACAGCTCGTTACGTACAAATACCCGCGCGACCTTCTCAACGTCACCGAGTGAGCCGATATTTTCCGGCTTGCCGCCCATCAACTGAAACGGCACGCGGTGGGCGTCCATCAGGTCAGCGGCGCTGGCTTTCTTGATATTAAAAAAATCATCCTTAGTGGCGACTTCACTCAGTGGCACAATTTTAATGCCGTCCGGTTTGCCGTTGGGTGCGTAAAAAAACAGGTTCTTAAAATTCCCCAGCCCCTTTGAGCTGCGCATCGCCTCGCGTAGCGACTCGACGTCTGTCGCGCTCTGCGCCGGGTCGGTCACATACATGATGTAACCGGCATGTGCGCCGTTCTGGTAATACTTACGACGAAACAGCGTGGCAGACTCATTCAGCCAGGCGGAATTAAGCGCACTGAGGTATTCCGGCAGGCCGTAAAGCTCCTGGTTGATGTCAGGCTCCAGCAGGTGAAACACACTGTCGGGGGCGAACTCATGCGGCGTGGTGAACGATTCAACGAACCAGTAGACGCCATCCTCCACGCCACGGCGGGTGTATTTTGCCGGTGATGTCTGCAGCCTGAGCGGCTGGCCGGTGACGCTTTTGCGTTGCTCAAGAAACGAATTTCCGAACACGAGGTAATCAAGCGCAAAGCGGCTGAAATCCTGCCGGGATAACAACGGGTGCGGGATATAGGTGCTGGCGAGCACGTTGCGCTTAACATACAGCGGTGAGCTGTGATGAACAGCCGAGCGCAGGCTTTTTGCCAGCCCGGAAAAACTGACCGGCGGCTCGTACCATTTGCCGTTACTGATGCATTCCACGTAATCCAGAATATCGCGCCGGTCGAGTACCGGCACCGGCTCGCCAAACGTAAACGCCTCCATTTTTTGCGGGGTGCTGGCCGTCATGGTTGCTGCCGCCTTGCGCGGCTTTTTCTTTGCCATCAGTTGAACTCCAGAATAGACGTTGACTGCATACCGCTACCGGCGGCGAGCGGTTCGTTTAACAGGGCGTGCATGGTGGACCACGCGATATCCGCGTGACTGGCTTCCTCGCTGCGGCTGGCCTCGTAGGTGCTGCTGCGTCCGCTGCTGGTCATGGTTTTGCGAATCGACATAAACGACTGTGTGACGTCAGTTGCCCCGGCGTCATATTCCAGACAGCCACGGCGAATGACATCTTTGGCCTTAAGCACCATTGCGGTTTTCATTTCGGGGGTGTAGCGGATACCGCGCGCCGCCGGGAAGAATGAGCGCACCAACTGGAATACGCCGAGACCGAGGCCGGTCGCGTCAATGCCGATGTACTCGACGTTGTATTTTTCGGTCAGCCTGCGGATGCCTTCCGCCTGTGCGGCAAAGTCCATGCCCTTCCACTGGTGGCGCTCCAGCAGGCGAAACTTGCCACCGGATACCACCGGCGGAGCCAGTACCACACACCCGGCACTGTCACCGGTGTGTGACGGGTCGTAGCCAATCCAGACAGGACGCGAGCCGAACGGATGGTCGGCAAACGGCGCAACGTCCTCCCATTCTTCCAGGGCGTCGACCATGCAGCGCTGCAGCTCCTCGAACGGGAACACAGACGCCTTGTCGTCGACAAATTCGCACATGAACAGGTTGCGGAAATCCTCCGCACTGTTTTCGCGTCTGAGCTGGTCCAGGTCAAACAGGGTGCAGCCACCGGCAAGGACATCCTCAATCGTGACTATCTGCCGCCACTGACCATCGTCGCAAAGCAGGCCACCCGCGAGCGCGCTGTGACTGATGTCAATGTCGATGCGGTCAGCCGCGCTGGCACGCCCCCGGTTGAACAGCTCGCCGGACCAGAACGGATACGCGCCATGCGCCAGCGTGGAAGGGGTGGAAAAGTAGGTACTTCGCAGGTGTTTCTGTGACGCCATGCCCGACGCGACTTTGCGCAGGCGCTGAAAATTGGGGATCCAGAATATCTCGTCGACGTACAGGTCACCGTTGTGTGATTGCGCGGTGTTTGAGTTGGTGCCGAGAAAAATCAGCTTTGCGCCGTTGTTGCCGATGACTATCGGATCGCCGGTCAGGTCGACATCGACCAGTCGGGCGAATGCAATGATGTACTCACGAAACACATAAGCCTGCGTTTTACTGGCCGATAGAAATATCTGGTTGTGACCCGTTTTAAGGGCGCGCAACAGCGCTTCACGTGAAAAATAAAACGTCGCGCCAATCTGGCGGGATTTGAGGATGTCGCGAATGCGGTGCGCCAGTCCGGCGCGGTACCACTGAAGCTGATAGTCGAATGACTGGTCGAAGAAAATTTCTTCAAGCTTCGCAATGGCTTCGTCGCTGAAAAAATTCTTTTTCGGCTTTTTTCGCTCGCCTTTATTGCGGTTTGCAACGTTGGGGTTTAAGTCGGCCTCGTTGCCGGTCTGGCTGTAGCGATTGACGCGCGCCAGCCGCTCAATCTGTCGGCCTAACAGGTCGATTTCCTTAAAGTCACCGCCGGTCTTTTGCGGCTTGGCGATGAGCTGAATCAGGCGCGCTTCAATACTGCTTTCCACGCGGGAAATCGGCGCAATACCGTCCCAGCCGTCGCGCTGTTTCCAGCTCTGAACCGTCGGGCGTTTCAGCTTCAGCATGTCGGCAATCTGTGGCACGGAGAAACCCTGCCAGTAAAGCAGCGACGCCTGCCGTCGGGGGTCGTGCATCAGTGTTGTGTCGGTTGAAATGGTCATGCCTGCCTCACCTGTGGTTACCGGGCAAGGCTAAAGAAACGGCGCAGGGGAAGCGCTAACCCCCTGTTGTGTCATGCGTTGTACGTGTCCATGTGGTGGCTGTGGCGGTGCGGAGTCGGGAAACTGGCCCGGACCCGTAACCAGTCAGGACATATGACCAATGGCAAAGAAAGTATCAAAGTGGTTTCGCATCGGCGTCGAGGGGGATACCTGCGACGGGCGAATCATCAGCTCTGTCGATATTCAACAGATGGCCGAAACCTATGACCCGCGCGTCTACGGTTGCCGTATTAATCTGGAGCACCTGCGCGGCTTGCTGCCGGACGGCGTATTTAAGCGCTACGGCGATGTAATTGAGCTGAAGGCCGAAAAAATCAGCGACGACTCGGCACTTGACGGAAAGCTTGCGTTGTTCGCAAAAATCATCCCGACGGACGACCTGATTGCGCTGAATAAAGCCGCGCAGAAGGTTTATACCTCAATGGAAATCCAGCCGAATTTTGCCAACACCGGCAAGTGTTACCTTGTCGGCCTCGCGGTCACCGATGACCCGGCCAGCCTCGGCACCGAGTATCTGGAGTTTTGCCGCCAGGCGAAACACAACCCCCTTAAGCGCTTCAAATCCAGCCCGGAAAATGTCTTTTCCGTCGCCACCTTCGTTGAGCTGGAATTTGAAGACCTGCCCGAAGCTGCATTCAGTGTGCTTACCGATAAGGTGAAAGCTATTTTCGGCCGCAAGCAGAAAAGCGACGATGCGCGCCTGAATGACGTGCATGAAGCGGTGACCACAGTCAGTGAGCACGTACAGGAAAACCTCAGCGCGCAGGAAAAGCGCCTGGGTGAAATCGAACAGGCTTTCGCCGCGTACAGACAGGAGTTGACCGACAAGGTCGACGAAACCAGCCAGGCGCTAACCGACCTGAGAACCACCCTCGACCATACCGAAAGTTTCAGCCAGCCGCGCCGCGAAAAGTCTCGCGGCGGTGGTGGCGATGAGCTGATGACTGACTGCTGACAGAGCCGGTCCGACACCGGGCGGCACTGTCGCCGCTCGTCACTGAACAACCCGAACAGGAAAAATTATGCGTCAGCAAACCCGTTTTAAATTCAATGAATATATGAGCCGCATCGCTGAACTGAACGGCATCAGCGCCGATGACGTCAGCAAGAAATTCGCCGTTGAGCCGTCCGTCACGCAAACGCTGATGAACGTTGTGCAGGCCTCATCCTCATTCCTCACGAAGATTAATATTGAGCCGGTGGATGAGCTGAAAGGTGAAAAAATCGGCGTGGGCGTAAATGGCACTATTGCCAGCACAACTGATACTGCTGCCGGTGATAACGAGCGTAAAACCGCGAACTTCACCACGCTGGAAGCGAAAGGGTATGAGTGCGCCCAGGTAAACTTCGACTTCCACATCCGCTACAGGCAGCTTGACCTGTGGGCGCGCTATCAGGACTTTCAGCGCCGTATTCGTGACGCTATTGCCAAGCGTCAGGCGCTTGATTTCATCATGGCCGGATTTAACGGCGTGCAGCGCGCGGCCACATCAGACCGCGCAAAATTCCCTATGCTGCAGGACGTGGCCGTCGGCTGGCTGCAGAAATACCGCAACGAGGCACCGGCGCGCGTGATGAGCAAAATCACCGCTGAGGACGGCGCCGTCGTTTCTGAGGTCATTCGCGTGGGCAAGGGCGGGGATTATGAAAACCTTGACGCGCTGGTGCTGGACGGCACCGACACTCTGATTGACGAAATTTATCAGGATGACCCGAACCTCGTCGCCATTGTGGGCCGTAAGCTGCTGGCCGATAAATATTTTCCGCTGGTCAACAAACAGCAGGAAAACAGCGAAATGATGGCGGCGGACGTCATCATCAGTCAGAAGCGTATTGGCAACCTGCCAGCCGTGCGCGTGCCGTACTTCCCCGCAAACGCCGTGCTGGTGACCACGCTCGAAAACCTGTCCATTTATTTCATGGATGAGAGTCATCGCCGCAGCATTCTGGAAAACCCGAAAAAGGACCAGGTCGAAAACTATGAGTCAATGAACATTGACTACGTGGTCGAAACCTACGGCGCCGGGTGCCTGCTGGAAAACATCACCCTGGGCGATTTCTCTGCGCCTGCAGACGGCGGAGAGTAAGCCATGACGAGTCCCGCACAGCGTCACATGATGCGGGTCTCGGCCAGTGAAGCCGCGCAGCGGGCATCTGTCCCGCTGCGCCATGCAACGCCCTATGAGCAGATGCTCGTCAAACTGGCCGAAGACCGTCGCACGTTAAAGAACATCCGTTCAAATGAAATTAAAGCAGTGAAAAAGCGCGAGCTGCTGCCGTTCTATGCGCCGTGGGTCGCCGGTGTGCTGGCCGACGGCAGGGGCGCGCAGGATGACATCCTGATGACAGTCATGCTGTGGCGACTCGACGCCGGTGACGTGGCCGGGGCGCTGGAGATTGCGCCATATGCGCTGAAATACGGCCTCACCACTGACCACCGCCGCACCACGCCTTACATGCTGGTTGAGGAAGTGGCGCTGTCCGCGTTACGTCTGCGTGCTGTGGGGCAGCCTGTTGACCTGTCACTGCTGCTGACCACGCAGCGCCTGACCGAGGGGGCCGATGTGCCGGATATGGTCCGCGCCCGCCTGCATAAGGTCACCGGCCTGACCCTGCGCGATGCCGGGCAGAGCGCCGATGCGCTGGCGCAGTTTCAGCGTGCGCTGCAGCTCGACCATAACGCCGGTGTGAAAAAAGACATTGAACAGCTTGAGCGGGCGCTGAAACCCAAAGCGGAGACGGCACCGCGCCAGCCACGCCAGAAAGTAAAAACGACTAAACCACGCACGCGCAAGGCCACTGCCCCGAAAGCAGCGAGTCGACGCGGGCGTCCGAAGGCGGAAAAAAACGCCGGTTAACGAACGCTCCCCCGAGCCGGGCGGCACGCCGGTCAACGCAGGTTTCACCCTGACCGCGACCGGCGTCCACCGCCCAACCTTAAGAGGTTGTCATGACGACAGTGATATTGAATCAACCCGACGGGCCGCGTGATGTGCCGGGCGTGGTGATTCCGCCGCCGGGGCCGGATGGCACGGTGATTAAAAATACGTTCTTTTTCCCGGATGTGGATCCATTGCGTGTACGAAACATCGTGCGACTTGAGCAGACCGTTTCCGATGAGCGTCTGCGCGATGCGATTAAGTCGGGCATTGCTGAGGTGAACGCGGAGCTGTACGACTGGCGCGAGCAGCAGATTGCAGCCGGGTTTGGGCTGCTGGCCGATGTGCCTGCCGACCAGCTCGACGGCGAAAGCGTGCGCTGTTTTCACTACCTGCGCGCGGTGTGTGCCATGACCGCCGCCACGCTGGCTGAGCGTTATCGCGGAGCCGATGCCAGCGCGAAGGGCGACAAAAAGGCTGACAGCGTGGAAACCACGGTCGATGACCTGTGGCGGGATATGCGCTGGTCGCTGTCACGCCTGCAGGATAAATCACGCTGCATCGTGGGGCAGCTCTGATGCGGGTTTATGCGATGCAGGGCGACACGCTGGATGTGATTTGTGCCCGGTATTACGGGCGCACGGGTGGGGTGGTTGAGGTGGTGCAGCAGGCGAATCCCGGTTTGTGCGAGTTGGGCGTCGTCCTGCCGCACAGCACGGCGATTGACCTGCCGGACGTGGACACCTCACCCACCACGGAGGGGCTGAAACTATGGGACTGACGATGGAAAAAATAACCTCGTTTATCGCGTACTGGTTAAGCGTGGCGCTGGCCGCGTTCGGTGCGATGACGCCGCAGAACGTCGCCGCGTGGTTTGGTGTGCTGGGTGTGGTCGTCACCGTGGGGGTGAACTGGTACTACCGGCGCAAGAGTTATTTGCTGGAGCTGAACCGCCTGAAAGTGACCCCGCGTTTTGTGGCTCCACCACCGAAGAGGCTGTAACCATGTCAATCGTGAAACGTTGCGGTGTGGCCGCCGTGCTGGCGCTGGCAGCACTGGTGCCTGACTTTCGTCTGCTGAACACCTCGCCGCAGGGGCTGGCGCTGATTGCCGATTTGGAAGGCTGTCGGCTGCGTCCCTACCAGTGCAGCGCGGGCGTGTGGACGTCAGGCATCGGCCACACTGCCGGGGTGGTGCCGAAGCGCGACATCACCGAGCGTGAGGCGGCGGAAAATCTGGTCGCGGACGTGCTGAATACCGAGCGCCGCCTGGGCGTTTGTGTGCCGGTGGTGATGCCGCCGAAGGTCTACGACGCGCTGGTCAGCTTTGCGTTTAACGTTGGCACCGGTGCCGCCTGTAATTCGACGCTGGTCGCCATGCTCAAGCGCCAGCAGTGGCGGGAGGCGTGCGGGCAGCTCCCGCGCTGGGTGTATGTCAACGGCGTCAGAAACAAGGGGCTGGAGAATCGTCGCGAACGTGAGCGCACTTACTGCCTGCAGGGGGTGAAATGAAAACGCTGATTGTCCTGCTGATGCTGGCCGTGCTGGGGCTGTTCTGGCTACGCCATGAAAACGGCAACCTGTCCCGCTCGTTTGAACGGGCTGACCGGGTCGTCACGGAGCAAAAAAACACTATCGCCGGTCTTCGGGGCCAGCTCGGGGCCGTCAGTGCGCTGGCGGCGAGAAACGAAGCGGCGCAGGTGGCGCTGCGTGACCAGCTTGCGGTGGCCAGCGACGAGGCCAGTCGCCGTGAACAGACAATAACGAGGCTGCTTAATGAAAATGACAAGTTTCGCGAGTGGTATGTTGCCCGGCTTCCTGATGCTGTGCGCCGGGTGCACCAGCGCGCCGCCTGTGCCAGCGCCGGTGATTGTGGTCAGCGGTTGCCCGGCGGTGAGTCTTTGCCCGATGCCGGGCAGTGACCCGAAAACCAACGGCGACCTGGGTGCTGATATTCGCCGCCTGGAGCACGCGCTGACCGCCTGCGCGCTGCAGGTGAAAACCGTTAAACACTGTCAGGATGAACTCCATGCAGAAGCTGAAAAGCCTGCGGGACGCGCTAAGGCGCGCCGTACCGCAATTCAAAACTAACCCCGATATGCTGCGCCTGTATGTCGACAGCGGGCATAACGTATCGACGCTGGCGACCTCGCTGTCGTTTCAGAAAGTTTACGACCTGAGAGTCGTCATCGTCGATTTTGTCGGTGACCTCGATTTGATTTTTGTGCCGGTGCAGGCGTGGCTGCGTGAACAACAGCCCGACGTCATGACGGCGCAGGGCAGGGAAAAAGGCTTCGCGTATCAGGTTGACGTTAACAGCGACGATTCACTCGATATTGGTATCACGCTGCGCCTGACCGAGCGCACCCTCGTCAGGGAAATCGACGGAGCGCTTCATGTCAGTTATGCCCCCGAACCGCCGCCAGTGCCGGTCACGCGCCCGACGGAGCTTTACATCAACGGCGAGCTGGTGAGTCAGTGGCATGACTGAGTTGACCGCACTGGAAACACGCCTCGCGGGCCTGCTGGCCAGCCTGTCACCGGCGGCGCGCCGTAGGCTGGCGGCGGACATCGCGAAACAACTGCGCGCCAGTCAGCAGCAGCGCATAAAGCGTCAGCAGGCACCCGACGGCACACCGTATGCCGCAAGAAAACGCCAGCCGGTGCGCAGTGGGAAGGGGCGCATAAAGCGCGAAATGTTCAGCAAATTGCGCACTAGTCGCTTTATGAAAGCCGGGGGTAATGACAGCGCGGCGGTGGTGGATTTTACAGGCAGGGTGCAGCGCATGGCGTGGGTGCATCAGCGCGGGCTGAAAGACCGGCCAAACCGCAACAGCCCTGATGTGCAGTATCCGGCGCGTCAGTTGCTGGGATTCAGTCGGGACGATGAGCGGCTGATTGAACAGCTTATTATTCAGCATCTACGTTAGCTAAAGGTAATGGTCTTTTATTCATTATCTAAAGTATTGGTATTGCTCTTGGCATTTTCTTGTTTTTCATTTTTGTAATCAAAGAATTGATTGTTGAATTTCTGAAATCGAGGATATGTTATTAAAATGCAGATAAAAAATAAATAGAGGAGTACGCAGATGCTGTACATAACATGGATGTCTGAGTTGTTTTTTTGTATGGCGCGCTGCAATTCAAGTTTCATATTTTTATCGTTAGTAATGATGTAATCACATGCGTTTCTTAGGATCTCTTTGTCTTGTTGGGTGAGCTTAATGCAGTCATTTCTGTTAAGGTGATTTTTTTTAATAGGGTCGTATACGTAAATGTCAGATACATAAACACGTTCATTTTTATTACTAAATGAGGCGTAGTTGTATTTTTCTTTGGCAATGAAACTTCCAATTAGAAGCATGGCAACAACGAGGGTGCCTGCAAGTAAAAAAATAGCAGTAGCGTCTCGTTTATTTAATCTACGTTTGCCAGCAATTTGAAATGAAGGAAAAATCCATGTTTTAGGCGGCTCGACTTTTCCCGAAGCAATTGCTTCCGCAAAAAGTTCTATATCGTCTGTTTTCTCAAGAGTAATGCCGTGATAAAGCTTGATGAGTTGTAGATCTAAAATTTTCTCATCAGCCAAACTGAGCTTTGAGTTTGAGAGCTTTATTTTAAGGATTTTGAAAATTATTCTGAATATGAAGCCGAGCCCAACGTATGAAAGTAATAACAAAAAAAGTGCTAGCTCAAAAGCTTTGATTACCACATCTAACTGGGACGTAAAGGTCGTAAACATGAATTCTCCTTTTCATTTTCAAAGGAACATATCACTTCGACTTGATGTTGTGTAGTAGCTGGCCACAAGAACAGTTATGGCTGAGGAGCAAACACCAGGACATCATAGGTGCATGAACATACTCAATAATATTCAAGATATTAGTCGTGCGATTCGAAACCTCATCCGCACCGGAGTCGTGACGCAGGTCGACACGGTGCAGGGGCTGTGCCGGGTGCAGACCGGAGGCATCGAAACCACATGGCTGAACTGGCTGACCGCCCGCGCCGGGCGCGCCCGCGTGTGGTGGTCGCCGTCTGTGGGTGAGCAGGTGTTACTGCTGGCCGTCGGCGGTGAACTTGATACCGCGTTTGTGCTGCCTGCCGTGTTTTCTGATGACTGTCCCGCGCCGTCTGTCTCGGCGGATGCATGGCATGTGTCTTTCCCGGACGGTGCGGTCATGGAATATGAGCCGCAAACCAGCGCGCTGACGGTCAGTGGCATCAGAACGGCTTACATCACAGCGGCGGGATCCATTACGGCCACCGCGCCACAGGTTACTGTCATTGCGACAGAGCGCATCACGCTCGATACGCCGGAAGTGGTCTGTACCAACAAACTGACCACGGCAACGCTTGAGGTAAGACAGGGTGGCACGATGACGGGCAGCGTCACGCACACCGGCGGCGCGCTGACGTCGAACGGCATCGTGTTACACACGCACCGTCACCCCGGCGACAGCGGCGGCACAACGGGGACGCCACAATGACGGATTACACCGGCATGAACCGTCACACCGGCAGGGCAGTCAGCGACGTGGAGCATATCGGCCAGAGCGTGCGCGATATTCTGTTGACGCCGGTCGGCTCGCGGGTGATGCGCCGTGATTACGGCTCCCTGTTGTCAGCGCTGATTGATATGCCGCAGACCCCGGCGCTACGTCTGCAGATTATGGTGGCGTGTTATGCCGCGATTCAGCGCTGGGAGCCGCGCATCAGGCTGAACTCGGTCAGTTTTGAATCCGGCGCAAACGGCGCGTTATTCGTTGATATCACCGGCGCGCGTACCGATACCGGTGCGCTTGTTACCACCACTATCTCGCTGAGTTAAAACGTTATGGCTACCGTTGACCTGAGTCAGTTACCCGTGCCGGATGTGGTTGAGGTACTGGATTATGAAACCCTTCTCGCGGAGCGCATCGCGACCCTGATTTCGCTCTATCCCGAGGACCGGCAGGCGGCGGTTGCTGCGACGCTGGCGCTGGAGTCTGAGCCACTGGTAAAGCTCCTTCAGGAAAATGCTTACCGTGAGGTTGTCTGGCGTCAGCGCGTCAACGAGGCGGCGCTCGGCGTGATGCTGGCGTATGCCACCGGCAATGACCTTGACGTCGTGGCGGCCAATAACAACACCACGCGCCTGACCATCACCCCGGAAGACGCAACCACTATTCCGCCGACGCCTGCCGTCATGGAGTCTGACACCGACCTGCGCATCCGGGCGCAACAAGCGTTTGAGGGGCTGAGCTGGGCCTCGCCGGGCGGCGCGTATGAATACGGCTGTCGCAGTGCGGACGGGCGTGTCGCTGACGTGGCGGTCACCAGTCCGCGTCCGGCGTACGTGACGATTTACGTGCTGTCACGCGAGGGAGACGGCACGGCCAGTGATGACCTTATCGCGGCGGTGGATGCGGTGGCGCAGTCAGAGCCGGTGCGCACCGTGGCGGACCGCGTGACGGTGCTGTCAGCGGAAATTGTGCCGTATCGCATTGATGCAACGCTGTACCTGTACCCCGGCCCGGAAGCGGAGCTGGTCCGCCAGGCATCAGAGCAGAAACTGCAGGGCTATATCAGCGAGCAGCGCCGCCTTGGGCGTGATATCCGCCTGTCTGCCATTTACGCCGCGCTGCATGTCGAGGGTGTGCAGCGCGTCGAGCTTAAAGCCCCGATGGCCGATATCGTGCTGAATGCGTCGCAGGCGTCGCACTGTATCGGTTACAGCATTCGTGTCGGGGGTTCGGATGAGTGACCGACTACTGCCTGTCGGGTCGTCAGCGCTGGAGGTGGCCGCCGCTGATGCACTGGCGCAGATTGAGCGCGTGCCGGTGCCATTGCGCACGTTGTGGAACCCGCAAACCTGCCCGGTAAACCTGCTGCCGTATCTGGCGTGGGCGCTGTCGGTTGACCGCTGGGACGAGAGCTGGACGGAGGCCACCAAACGCAGCGTCATTGCGTCGTCGTTTTATGTCCATCTGCACAAAGGAACCATCAGCGCATTACGACGCGTGGTCGAGCCGCTCGGGTATCTGATTGAGGTGCGCGAATGGTGGCAGCTCGACGAGGAGCCAGGCACATTCCGTTTAGTGGTTGGCGTGCTGGAAAGCGGCATTACAGAAGAAATGTATCAGGAGCTTGAACGCCTGATAAACGATGCAAAACCGGCAAGCCGCCATCTGACCGGGCTTGTCATCAGTCTGAGCACCTCAGGCGAGTTGTATGTCGGCGCGGGCTGTTATGACGGCGACGCGCTGACGGTTTATCCGTACACCCCCGAGGAAATAGTGGTCGGTGGTGAGTATTTCACGGCCTCTGCCGTCCAGGTGATTGACGAATTAAAGGTGAGTACATGACTAAATACTACGCCACCCTGACCACTCAGGGCGCGGCAATGCTGGCGAACGCGACCGCGCTCGGCCAGAAGCTCAGTATTACACAAATGGCGGTAGGTGACGGTGGCGGTGTGCTGCCGATGCCGGACCCGGCGCAGACCGCGCTGGTCAATCAGAAACGTATCGCGCCGCTGAACTCACTCAGCGTTGACCCGAATAACGCCGGGCAGATTATCGCCGAGCAAATCATCCCGGAAAATGAGGGGGGATTCTGGATACGAGAGGTAGGTCTTTTTGACGATAACGGCATCCTGATTGCGGTCGGCAACTGTGCAGAGAGTTACAAGCCGCAGCTTGCCGAGGGCAGCGGGCGCACGCAGACGATTCGCATGGTGCTGGCCGTGTCTGCGATTTCGTCCATCACGCTGAAAATCGACCCGGCGGTCGTGCTGGCGACGCGTGAATATGTGGACAAGTCTGTTTTGGGTTTAGGGCTGGATACAGGCGCAACAATGCCAGCGGCGTCAGGGCTTGGCAGTACGGCGGGTTACATTTCCGTGCCGGGTATGATTTCAGGTGTGCGGGGAAATATGCTGATCCAGTGGAAATCCGTGTCGGTAACGCAGGCACCAGACGGCAGTATGGCGTCGGTAGAAAGCACATGGCCAATTGCGTTTCCGAATGCCTGCTTATCAGTTAATCCGTCGCTGACGAACTCAGTCATTTATGCCGTGAGCGGCATGCCATTTGTCAGTGCCGCCATTGTGGACCGCGCAAGATTTAAGGCGGCCTGTGCCTACAGCAAATCAAATTCAACTGTAACCGTATGGGGTGTGGGGTACTGATGACAGATTATATGTTTAGCCCGTCAGAAAATGCCTTTTATCCGCTGTCACTTAAGGATGATTACCTGCAGGCCGGAACGTGGCCGGGTGACGGTGTGGCAATCAGTGCTGATGATGCAGCGGGATTTATGGCTGATGCCCCTGAGGGAATGGTGCGTGGGGTGGGTGACGATAACCTGCCGTGTTGGGTTGCGCTGCCACCCCCGGACCCGGCTGAACTGGTGGCGCTGGCAAATGTGCAGCGCGAGCAGTTGGTCATTGAAGCCAAAGATATGATAAGCGTGTGGCAGACCGAGCTGCAGCTCGGCATCATCAGTGATGAGGACAGGGAAAGCCTGATTTTGTGGCTCGGTTATATTAAGGCGCTGGGGGCGGTCGACACGTCCACCGCGCCCGATATCGACTGGCCGGTCAAACCAGAATAACGAAGGCGGGCGCAGGCCCGCTTTTTCATGCCCTGTGTATGTGCCAGCGCTCACCCATCAGCCACGCATAGCCCGCCACCGGTCCCGCCAGGACAATGACACCTGCCCATTAACCACGGAGTTAACCGGATGAGTGATTATCACCACGGCGTGCAGGTGCTCGAAATCAACGACGGCACGCGCGTCATTTCCACTGTTTCAACCGCCATCATTGGCATGGTATGCACCGCGAATGATGCGGATGTAGCCACATTCCCGCTTAATGAGCCGGTCCTGATTACCGGCGTACAAAGTGCCATTGCGAAAGCGGGGAAAACCGGCACGCTGGCGGCATCGCTGCAGGCTATCGCAGACCAGGCGAAACCCGTTGTCGTGGTCGTGCGCGTGGAGGAAGGCCAAGACAGTGACCCGGACGCCGCCCGCGCGAAAACCATTTCAAATGTTATTGGCGGCACGGGTGCAGATGGCAAATACACCGGGCTTAAGGCGTTGCTGACCGCTGAGGCGGTAACCGGCGTTAAGCCGCGCATTCTTGGCGTGCCGGGGCTGGATCCGCAGGAGGTGGCGACCGCGCTCGCGTCGGTGTGTATCAGCCTGCGTGCGTTTGGTTACGTCAGCGCGTGGGGCTGTAAGACCATTTCAGAGGCGATTAACTACCGCGATAACTTCAGTCAGCGTGAGCTTATGGTCATCTGGCCTGACTTCCTCGCGTGGGATACCACGGCAAACGCAACCACCACGGCATACGCCACGGCGCGTGCGCTCGGCCTGCGTGCGTATATCGACCAGACGGTCGGCTGGCATAAAACCCTGTCAAACGTCGGCGTCCAAGGTGTCACCGGTATCAGTGCGTCAGTGTTCTGGGATTTGCAGGCATCCGGCACCGATGCGGACCTGTTAAACGAGGCTGGCGTCACGACACTGGTGCGTAAAGACGGCTTCAGATTCTGGGGGAACCGCACCTGCTCGGATGACCCGTTATTCCTCTTTGAGAACTACACCCGCACCGCGCAGGTGCTGGCCGACACAATGGCCGAGGCGCACATGTGGGCGGTCGATAAGCCGATTACCGCAAGCCTGATTCGCGACATTGTGGACGGCATCAACGCGAAATTCCGCGAGCTGAAATCTAACGGCTACATTGTCGACGGCTCATGCTGGTTCGATGAAGAGTCGAACGACAAGGACACGCTCAAGGCCGGAAAACTGTACATCGACTACGACTACACGCCCGTCCCGCCGCTTGAAAACCTCATTCTGCGCCAGCGCATCACCGACACTTACCTGGTCAATCTGGCCGCGTCTGTCAGCAACTAAGGATCTGAAACATGGCATTACCCCGAGTCCTGAAATACCTGAATCTTTTCAACGACGGCCTTAGCTACATGGGTGTTGTTGAGTCCGTCACGCTGCCAAAGCTGACCCGCAAGCTTGAGAACTGGCGCGGCGGTGGCATGAACGGTGCCGCGACCGTTGACCTTGGTCTCGACGATGAGGCGTTAACCGTCGAATGGTCTGTCGGTGGCCTGCCGGATGTGGCGCTGTGGGCGCAGTACGCCGCGCCGGGCGCTGATGCGGTGCCGCTGCGCTTTGCTGGCTCTTATCAGCGCGACGACACCGGCGAAATCGTCGCCGTGGAAGTGGTAATGCGCGGACGTCACAAAGAACTCGACGGCGGCGAGAGTAAGCAGGGTGAGCTGTCCACGACGAAAATCTCGACGGCCTGCACGTATTACCGCCTGACGATTGACGGCAGCGACATTATCGAAATCGACACCGTGAACATGGTCGAGAAAGTGAACGGCACTGACCGACTGGAGCAGCACCGCCGCGCAATCGGCCTGTAATTTCCTGACCGGTCAGCGTGGCTGGCCGGTGATAATTCAAAATGGAGACAACCATCATGGCAAGACCTCAGAAAAACAAGCCGGAATTTATCGACAATGAAGGCAATGAAATCGCCACCGTTAATCCGAATCTGGTTACGCTTGACGTGCCGGTGAAGCGTGCCGGTCAGACGATTGAGGCGGTGACGCTGATAAAACCCACTGCAGGTACACTGCGCGGTGTAAGCCTCGCCGCCGTGGCGCAGTCAGAGGTCGATGCGCTGATTAAGGTGCTGCCGCGCATGACGTATCCGGCGCTGACCGAGGCCGAAGTCAGTGCGATGGAGCTGCCCGACCTGCTGACCCTTGCCGGGAAGGTGATTGGTTTTTTGTCGCCGAACTCGGCGCACTGAATTTCCCACCCTCACTGACGGTTAACGACCTGATGGCGGACATCGCGGTAATTTTCCACTGGCCGCCGTCAGAGCTTTACACCATGAGCCTGACTGAGATTTTGAGCTGGCGAGAGAAGGCGCTGCAGCGTAGCGGGAACCATCATGAGTAAAAACCTGCGTTTAGAGGTATTACTGAAAGCGGTCGACCAGGCAACGCGACCGCTTAAATCCATCCAGAGCGCGAGTAAAACCCTGTCGGGTGATATTCGCGGCACGCAAAAACAACTGAGCAGCCTTAACGGGCAAGCGTCACGAATCGACGGTTTTCGCAAGGCGAGCGCACAACTGGCCGTGACCGGTCAGGCGCTGCAGAAGGCGAAACGCGACGCCGGTGCGCTGGCTGTACAGTTTAAAAACACCGAAAACCCCACCCGCGCGCAGGCCCGGGCGCTGGAGGCGGCAAAACGCCAGGCGGCGGAGCTGCAGACGAAATACAACGGCCTGAGAACGTCGGTACAGCGCCAGCGTGTCGAGCTGCAGCAGGCAGGCATCAACACACGCACGCTGTCAGCGGATGAACGCCGCCTCAAAACCTCAATCAGCGAAACCACGGCGCAGCTTAACCGCCAGCGGGCAGCACTGGCGCAGGTCAGCGCCCAGCAGTCGCGGCTTAATGCGGTGAAAAGCCGTTATGAGACCGGGCAGCGAATGGCTGCCAGTGTGCGTAATGCCGGGATGGTGGGTGTCGGTGTGGCGACGGCGGGGCTTTACGGCGCATCGCGTTTCATTGCGCCGGGCATTGGCTTCGACAAACAGATGTCCGGTACCCAGGCCATTCTCGGGCTGGACAAGAGTGACGAAAAGCTCGCGCAGATTCGCCAACAGGCGCGCGACATTGGTGCGACGACCGCTTTCTCGCCGGGGGATGTGGCGCGAACGCAGACCACGCTGGCCCGTTCGGGCTATAAAGCCGACGACGTGCTCGCGGCCACCGGGTCAACGGTTAACCTGAGTCTGGCCGCCGGTGTCGACATTGCCGAAGCGGCGGACATTATCACCAACATGCAATCGGCCTTTAACCTGCCGACCACTGAGATTGAGCGCGTGGCGGACGTGATGACAAAAGGCTTTACGTCATCAAATACCGGGTTAGTTGAGTTGGGCGAGGCAATGAAATATGTCGCGCCCATCGCTGAGGCCGCCGGGGCCAGCATTGAGGACACGACCGCCATGCTTGGCATACTGGCGGACAATGGTGTCAAAGGCTCGATGGCGGGAACCAGCACCAGCGCCATATTCAACCGCCTGCAGGCACCAATGGGAAAAGCGGTTGACGCAATAGCGGAGCTGGGCGTCAAAACCCGTGACCGACAGGGCAACATGCTGCCGGTCTACAGTATCCTGAAATCCATCAATCGCTCTTTCGAAAAAAATAAACTGGGTAGCGCTGAACAGGGGGAATACCTCAAGGTCATTTTTGGTGAGGAAGCCATGAAGGGGGCGATTAAGCTCGTCGCCGCTGCCGGTAATGGCTCGCTGGACAACAAGCGCCAGGCGATTACGGATTCCGCCGGAACCACGGAGCGCATCGCCAAAATTCAGACCGACAACCTCGACGGCGATTTAAAAAACCTTCAGTCGGCATGGGAAGACCTGCAGATTGAAGTGTTCGAAAAACAGGATTCCGCGTTGCGTCGCCTGACCGTATCAGCCACCGACTGGCTGGGCAAAGTGGCCGCCTGGGCGAAAGCCAATCCTGAGCTGACGAAGACCCTTTTCACGGTGACCGCTGGCGCACTGGCCGTGCTGGGTGTGCTGGGCGGTATCGGGTTAATCGCCTGGCCGGTAGTGGCGGGTATTAACGCGATTGTGGCTGCTGCTGGTGTGCTGGGTGTGGCGTTCGGTGCGCTGACGTGGCCGGTGGTGGCCGTTGGCGCTGCCATTGTCGCCGGTGTGCTGCTTATCCGTAAATACTGGGAACCGATAGGTGCATTTTTCTCAGGCGTGGTGGAGGGGCTGAAAGCTGCCTTCGCGCCGGTGGGGGAAATGTTCGCGCCACTCAAACCCATTTTTGACGCCCTGGGCGCAGCGCTGCGTGTGGTCTGGCAGTGGTTCAAAGACCTGTTGCAGCCTGTAAAAGCAGCAAAAGACACACTGGAAAGCTGTAAAAACGTCGGCGTGATGTTCGGTCAGGCGCTGGCCGCTGCGTTTATGGCTCCGCTGACCGTTTTCAACAAGCTGCGTAGCGGTGTCGACTGGCTGCTCGAAAAGCTCGGTGTTATCAGCAAAGAGTCAGGCGAGCTGGACAAGACTGCCGAACGGACCAGCGTCGCCGCGCAGGGCAACAGCTACATTCAACCGACCAGCGCTTACGGCGGTTACCGGGCGTATCAGCCCGTCACGGCACCCGCCGGACGCTCATACGTTGACCAGAGCAAAACCGACTATCACATCACGCTGGCTGGCGGAAATGCGCCGGGGCATCAGCTCGACCGTCAGGTCCGCGAGGCGCTGGAGAAGTACGAACGCGACAAACGCGCACGCCAGCGCGCCAGCATGGGCCACGACTAAGGAGGATTTGACGATGATGCTTGCGCTGGGAATGTTCGTTTTTGAACGCCGCACACTGCCTTACCAGTCGATGCAGTATTCGCGTGAATACCGCTGGTCCTCAAATGACCGGGTCGGTAAACCGCCCGCTTATCAGTATCTCGGGGAGGGTGAAACGTCGTGTCAGCTTTCCGGCACGCTGTACCCGGCTATCACCGGCGGCGCGATATCGCTGCGCATGGTCGAGTTAATGGCCGACGAGGGGCGGGCGTGGCCGCTGATTGAGGGAACCGGCAATATTCTCGGGATGTTCGTTGTTGAACGTGTCAGCACCACGCACGCGGAATTTTTCAGCGACGGTGCCGCTAGGAAGATTGATTTTACTTTGTCACTGAAGCGGGTTGATGAATCCCTGACGGCGATGCTGGGCGATCTGAAACAGCAGGTCGGCAATCTGGTTACCTCTGCCGGTAAACTAGCGGGAGGGCTGACGGGATGATAACCAGCATGGTGACCGACGCCGGTGCCGGTCTGGCACCGGCCTTTATGCTGACCATGAACAGCGAGGATATTACCCGCAATATCAGCGACCGCCTGATATCGCTGACCATGACAGATAACCGGGGCTTTGAGGCTGACCAGCTCGACATCGAACTTGATGACAGTGACGGACAAGTCGAACTGCCGCCGCGTGGTGCGGTCCTGTCGCTGTTCCTCGGCTGGCAGGGTTCGGCCCTGCTCGGGAAGGGGGATTTTACGGTCGACGAAATCGAGCATCGCGGCGCGCCGGATACGCTGACCATCCGGGCGTGCAGCGCTGACTTTCGCGGCACGCTCAATTCACGCCGTGAGCAGTCATGGCACGACACCACCCTTGACGCCGTGGTCACGACCATCGCACAGCGTAATAACCTGACGGCCAGTGTCGCTGACTCCCTGAAAACGATACCCGTGCCACATATTGACCAGTCGCAGGAGTCCGACGCGGTATTTCTGACCCGGCTTGCGGAGCGCAACGGGGCGGCGGTGTCAGTGAAGGCCGGAAAGCTGCTGTTTCTGAAGGCGGGCAGTGCGGTCACGGCCAGTGGCAAGCCGGTGCCGCAGATGACCCTGGTGCGCAGCGACGGTGACGGTCATCAGTTTGCGATTACAGACCGGGCAGCGTACACCGGCGTTACGGCAAAATGGCTGCACACAAAAGACCCGAAGCCGCAAAAGCAGAAAGTGACGCTGAAGCGCAAGCCAAAGCAGCAGCACATGCGCGCGCTGCAGCACCCAAAGGCGACACCGGTCAGCAAGAAAGCCAAAGCTAAAAAAGAGCAGGAAGCCTGCGAAGGTGAATACATGGCTGGTGACGCGGATAACGTGCTGGCGCTGACCACGGTCTACGCGACAAAGGCGCAGGCTATGCGGGCAGCTCAGGCGAAGTGGGACAAGCTGCAGCGTGGCGTGGCTGAATTTTCGATAACGCTGGCGCTGGGACGGGCTGATTTATTTCCCGAAACGCCGCTCCGGGTGTCAGGGTTTAAGCGTGTCATAGATAAGCAGTCCTGGCTGATTAGTAGGGTGGTTCACAGTCTCGGGAATAACGGCTTCACGACGCGCTTAGAGCTTGAGGTGAGGCTTTCCGATGTGGGGTACGAATCTGTAAGTGATGAGGTTTGATTTAATATTAACTGTTTGTTTTATATGATTTTAATGGCTAAAATTGAATGCAGAACAGCCAGCCGAGGTGATTGATATGTTTCATTGTCCGTTATGCCAGCACGCCGCCCACGCCCGCACCAGCCGCTACATGAGCGACACCACAAAAGAGCGTTATCACCAGTGCCAGAACGTCAATTGTAGTGCCACGTTTCTGACGCTGGAGTCAGTGCAGCGCTACATCGTGAAGCCAGGCGAAACAAACCCGGTTTTGCCACATCCCGCGCCGTCAGGACAACAAGCCCTCTGGATGTAA